GCGCAAGGTCGGGCGCAGGGCGAAAAGCGTCCATGAGACCACGTAACTTGTTAGCGCCTAACGTTTTATAGCGATGCCTGCCCGTACAGCGCCGATTGTCCTGACTCAGGAAGAGGCTGCCGCACAACTTGGCGTCTCCGATTCGACCCTCCGTAAAGGGTTGATGGATTTGAACTTGGACATCCGTGGAAAACGGAAAATTCCGATTCGTGTCTGGGTGAAGTGCATCATCGGCGACATCAAGGCGGAGCGCACGCGGCTCACAAGGGCGCACGCGGACCTGCTCGAGCTCAACCGGCTTCGTCTGAACAAGGAGGTGGCGGACATCGCCGACGTGAAGGCGTTCTACGGCCCGGCTCTGGCCGGCCTCCGCCAGGTGCTGCTCGAGTCTCCCTCGGCGCTCTGCTACCAGATGAACCCCAGCGACCCGGAACTCGCGCGCTCGGTGCTGCATGACTTCCTGACCAGGACCCTCGACAGCTTCTCCCGACGGATGGAGGACTTCATTCCCGCCGATGCTCGCGAACCTGCAAAGCCCAAGACAACGAAGCGAACTGCTCCACGAACTCGCGGCGTGGTCGGGCGAGCTGTTGCGGCCGCCACCGCTTGAGTCGCCCTCGACCTGGGCGCAGCGCGCAGTGCACATCCCGCCGCCGCAGAGCCCGAGCCCAGGCTGGTTCACGCTGCGGACCCGGGAGTTTGCGGCCGAATGGATTGATTCCTTCGCGAACATCGCTCTGACCGACTGCGTCATCGTCACCGGCGCCCAGGTGTCGAAGACCACGTCGCTTGCGGTCGGGCTCCTCTGGACCATCCGGAACAGCCCTTGTTCGGCGCTCCTGGTGATGCCGAACGAAAAACTGGCTGGCAGCTTCAGCGAGACCCGCCTGCAGCCCATCATCGAGAGTTCGCCCGAGCTCGCGGCCCTGGTGCCCACGGGAGCGGACCGGCACCGATACAAGAATCTCGAGATGATGCTGGGTGCATCGACCCTGGCGCTCGTGGGTTCGAACTCACCCAGCAACCTCGCCTCCCGCCCGGTGAAGGTTCTGCTTTGCGATGAGACGGACAAGTTCCTCGGTAGCACGAACGAGGAAGCCGACGCCCTGAGCCTGGCGATTCAGCGGACGAAGAGCTTTGCCAACCCGAAGCGCTACTTCTCCTCGACCCCGACCGTGAGCGACGGGCCGATCTGGGCAAAGTTCCTCGAGGGCGACCAGCGGCGGTTCCAGATCCCGTGCCCGCACTGCGGCCGGCTGGTCGTCCTGGCCTGGAGCGCCACCTACAGCGTCTTCCGCCCAACCGGGATCGAAGCCTTCGTTTTCTGGGACAAGGAAGCGAAGCGCCCCAACGGCGAATGGGACCTGGTCAGGGTCGAGAAGAGCGCTCATGCCCGTTGCCCGCATTGCCAGGGCAGCATCCGGGACGGCGAAAAGACCAAGGCGGTGCGGGCCGGCAAGTGGGTCCCCACGGCCGCCGGCGCGGCCGGCTACCGGAGCTGGCATCTGCCGAGCCTCTACGCCTCGACGCCAGAGACGACCTTCGGGCGACTGGCGGTGAAGTTCATCCTGACCAAGCGGAGCGGCACCACCCAGGCCTTCGTCAATTCCGAGCTCGCCGAGATCTGGGAGAGCCAGGATGAGCGGAGCGAACGCCGGGAGATCGTGGTGCGGGGAGAGGACCTGGAGAAGCCTGTGGGCGATGACCAGGTCACCATCCTCACGGCCGATTTCCAGATGCTGGCGCCCTACCTCTGGTACGTTGCCAGGACTTGGGCGAAGAACGGGGACAGCCGTCTCGTGCGCTGCGGGCACCTGGACACGTTCGAGGACCTGCGAGCGGTTCAGCTCGACCTCAAGGTTCCTGACAACCTGGTGTTCATTGACTCCGGCTACAGCGCCGCCGATGTCTACGCGGCCTGCCGACGATACGGGAAACTGGTCCCGGTCCCGAACGCGCCTGCGACCCACGTCGGCTGGATTCCGTGCAAGGGCCGGGAGCGGACCATGGGCTGGGTCGACCCGAAGACGAAGCAACCCCGGCTCTGGACCCTCAGCTCGGCGCCCCTGGAGGCCCGCGGGCTCCGGATGCCGCTCCTCGAGTTCAACGGCGAGTTTCTCCGGGACGTGCTGGCCAGGCTCCGACGCAGGGGACAGCCCAGGTGGGAGCTTACGGACGCCGCGGACGAGACTTATTACTCCCACCTCGACAGCTATGTGCGCCGGCCGGTTGTCGTGGGGCGGAGAATCCAAGTCAAATGGACACCACGAACACAAAAAGCCGCCGACCACCTGCTCGACAGCGAGCTCGAACAAATCGCCGCCGCGATGTTTCAGCGCCGGCTCGTCTGGACGTTCGAGCCACCGCCGGAAGCGGAGCCAGTGACATTGGGGACCCTGGGCCGCTGAATCGGGCGACGATACTCTGGACGGCGAAGAGCCAGGCGGCGGAGCTGTCCGTTTCGCGCACCACCATCACCGCCTGGCGCAAGCTGGGACTGCCCCACGTCGTGACCCTGAAGCAGCTTTGCAAGTTCGCCCTCGAACACGCGCATCCGCGGGCCATCCGGGTGCAAAATGGGTCACCGCCCGGGTTGCGCTCGTCCTGATGCCTGTGTCCCAAAGTGAGGGGTGCAGCTTTCGTCGTTGCAACTCCGCGCCCTGGCTCGCGTCGTCTGTGCCCAGGTCGTCCCGCCGGAAACGCTCTCCGACGTCCTGAAGGCGTCGATTCTCGAGAACGGCAAGCGGCTGCTGGACGCGGGCGCGGCGGCCGTCATCACTTCGTCATCGAGCGGAGGACTCAGCAGCACCCAGACGATTCTGCCCGGCACCCTCATGCCGGGCGACGTGATCTCCGCAATGGAACTCCTCCTGGAGGTCGTCGAAGCCCTGGAGGCCGCAGGCGTGCCGCCGGAGGACATGTGCAGTGAGCTCCAGAAGCAGCTCGTCCCGGCCAGTAAGCAGATCCTCAAGAACTACACCGGCATGTTCCCATGACCTTCACCCATCGCCTTCGAGGAATCTTCCGACCCCGCCGGCATCGGCAGGTTGAAGCGCGCTATGAGGCAGCCGACTGGTCATTCCTCCGCAGCTTCCTCCCGAGCCCCGTCACCGACGCGCGGAAGGACATCAGCGCCGGTAGCCGTACTGAAGTCCTGCGCAAGGCTCGTCACTTCTACCAGAACAGCCCAATCGCCCGTGCGCTCATCGAGCGCCTGGTCACCTTCACTGTCGGCGCCTCCGGGATCGTGCCGGCGCCCAAGTCGTCAAGCGCCCGGTGGAACCAGCGGGCTCGAAAATACTGGGACCGTTGGGGCAAGCGCTGTGACGTCACCGGCCGGCACAACCTCGCGAGCTACCAGCGGATGTTTTTGCGGGCTGCCTTTGTGGACGGGGACTGCTTCTCGGTCCTGACCGAGGACAATCTACTTCAACTCATCGAAGGCCACCGGATCGGCACGCCCTCTCCACCGCCGGTCCCGCCGGACAATCCGAGCGACGGGGTCCTGACTGATGACGTCGGGCGGCCCCTGAAATACCAGCTCCTGGACGACAAGCGGCAGCTCGACCGCAACCTGCCGGCCGAGTCCGTGGTGCAACACGTTTTCCTCGAACGCGCCAGCCAGCCCCGAGGTATCTCGATTCTCGCGAGCGCGATGCAGAACCTGCACGACGTCTCCGACATCGTCGCCCTGGAGAAGCAGGCGGTGAAGAGCGGCAGCTCGACGACGGACATCATCAAGACCAAGAGCGGCGAGTACAATTTCGAGGAGGCGGTTCGTAACGGCGCGACGGCGCCGACCGTGGATTCCAAGGTCTATTACGAGCAGGTGTTCGGCGCCACCGCCAAGGTCCTCCGTACCGACGACGACTTCGCCCAGTACCGCAGCGAGCGGCCCAGCGCCGCCTGGCAGGGTTTCATGGATTTCCTCCTGGCCTCGATTGCGATCTCCACCGGCATCCCGCCGTCGGTCCTGACGCACGGCAAGATCGGCGGCGCGGATACGAGGCGCGACCTGGCCGTCGCGCAGCGCGTGGTCGAATGCTGGCAGTCCGAGATCGCGAGCCAGATGGACCGGGTCTGGGAGTTCATCATCGAGGACGCCGATGGCCTGGGCTCCGCACCGGCCGACTGGCGGGATGTCGAGTGGCAGTTCCCGGTGAAACTCACCGTGGACGCCGGCCGCGAAGCCATCGCCGACCGCGAGGACGTGCGCTCCGGCCTGGTCACCCTCGAGGAGTACTGCTCCCGCTACGGCATCGACTGGACCGAGCACGTCGCGCAGCTCGCCAAGGAGCAGGAACGGGTCGCCGAGGCGGATGACACCGGACAGCTCACGAATCGTCTTTACGGCAATCCGTCGGCTGCGATTGATCCGCCCAAGGAACCGGGCGAGGACGAAGAAGAAGAAGAGCCGGAGGAAGAGGAAGAAGAGGAGGCGGAGGAGAAACCAGAGGATGAAGCGAAGCCAGCTCGCGCTTGAACTTGGGCGTTCCGAGCGCTGGGTCAAAGCCCAGCGTTTCCCGAAAGAAGCTGACCGGCACACCGCTTTTGGGCTCGTTCAGGCGCGGGTCGTCGCGGTGCAGCGCGGTGCAATTTTGCACCCTGGAATGCTTGAGTCGGGCCGGCGAAAGGGATGAAAGCTCTGACTGATGCCACTCTTGCGTTCGATAACGACGACCTTCAAACCGCCCGTCGTCGCGCAGGAATGGCAGCCTCCCCAGGAACTCGAATGGATGCCCGCCGGGCGGCACGAGATTTCCGCCAGCCTCGATGGGGAACCCTGGTTAGGAACAATCGAAGCCGGGCCGGAGGATGCGGAGCGCCTCGACCGGCAGCTTCAGGCGAGGCTGACGGAATCCGACGCCGGCAAATCCTCGAGGCCGTTCATCGACTTCAATCACGAGAACGGCGCCGCGGCGGCAATCCCGAAGAAGTTCATCTGGGCTGACGGGATCAAGCTCCTGGTCGAATGGACCCAGGCCGGTCTCGATGCTCTGCGGGGCCGTGTCTACAGCTACTTCAGCCCGACCTTCGAGATGAAGGACGGGCGTCCCCAGGCCATCACTGATGTCGGAGCCATCGGAGGTCTTACCAATTCACCGGCCTTTCAAACGATCCAACGACTCACATCAAACCATGAGGAACCCGTTCGAATGAATAAGCTCATCGCAGCTCTCGTGCAGCTCGGACTTGTCGCCGATGGCGTCGAGGACGAGGCCAAGGTCATCGACGCAGTCAAAGCTGGTGTCGGCCGTATCCAGGCCGAAGTCACGGCGGCGAAAGAGAAGGCCGCCACGGCCATTGCCAGCGAGGGCAAGCTCGCCGCGGAGCTGGCCGAGTTCCGAAAGAAGAGGGAGGAGGCGGCCGAGGCCGAGATCGACGGGCTCATCAAGGCCGGCAGCATCCCGGCGGAGTCCCGGGCGTTCTTCATCGAGAGCCTGAAGCGCGACGAGGCTGGCACCCTGGCGCTGCTCAACACCTACAAACCGGCGGGGAACGGCAAGGGCACCAGTGCGGTGAAAGCCTCCTTCACGCCGAACTCCAAGGGCCCGGTCGAGGAACTCAAGGCCAAGATCGAGGCCGAGACCGACCCGCACAAGCGCCAGGCCCTGCGCGTGGCCAACTGGGGAATCCTCTCCAGCCAGGCGGCCTGATTCTGGACGTTAACCCCAATTCCAGTCCATATGCCCAACACCATTTCACTCGACCTGATCCTGCCGGTCCTCCGGGACGCGGCCATCGTGAGGCTCTCCGAGGTCCTCGCCCCTTTGACGGCGTACACCCGTGACTTCGGCACCGAACCCTTGAGCCCCCATGTCGAGGTGCGGGTTCCGCTGGCCAGTGCCACGCCGACCCTTCTCGTTGACGGCGGCGCCGCCACGGCCGGCGCGGAAGGCAACTTCGAGCAGGGCGATTCGACGCTCGCGGCGGTGAAGATTGCCGTGAAGCAGTACAGCAAATGCTTCCATGTGGTGAACCGGGACCTTCAGGACGGCATCCGCCTGAACATGCTGGCGGAAGCCAACGCCATCGCTCTCGGCGAGGGCATTGCCGGACTGCTGGTCGGGTTGATGAACGTCACCAATTTTCCCAATCCCGTCACCCTACCGGTGAGCGAGTGGAAGGATGGCGCCGGGATGAAGGCGCTCCTGGGCGCCATCGAAAAGGCCCGCAATCCCGTCGCGATCCTGGATACGCACCTCTTCGCCGAGGCGATGATTACCGGCGCCATGAGTTTCGTCTTAAGCAGGGAAGGCGCTGCCGCCACCTCAGTCGGGCCGGCAGCCTACGGTTTCAGCGCCATTTACCGGCAGACGCTTTGGACCGGGACCGGTGCGGCGGCCGGCCTGGCCGGCTTCGCCTGCGATCCGCAGGCCATCGCTTGTGCTTCCGGCCCGCCGTTGAGCCCGGCCCAGGTGGAAGGTCTGGGCGTTCTCATCGCCCAGGACAACATCATGATCCCCGGCATCAACCTGACGGTGCAGAGCAACGTCTGGCTTTCGACCAAGACGCGGACACTCTGGGGGTCCTATGACATCATGTTCGGTTGTGCGGTGGGTGACGCCACGGCGGGTGTTCTCGTGATTCCGAGCGGCGCCACCACGGCCGCCGCCGGTGCGGGGGGCGAATCGGGAACCGAATCCGCTCGCGTGCGGCGCTGACCATGGCCCCCCAACCACCGGCGCCATGGCCGCGAGCCCCGTCGCGAAGCTCCTGCGCGGCGGCCTGAAGTTCCTCAAGGACACGGGCCACCGTGAGACATTCACGGTCGAGTCACTCTCGACCGTGTTCGTTGGCCTGATCGAGGAGGCGCGCTATTCCAACGACGTCGGCGAGGGCGGCTTCACCCCGGCCGCCAGCGCCACCCTGACGGTGGAGCGCGAGCAGTTCTGGTTTAGCCCGTGGATGGGGATGCGGGTCATGGTCTGGGGCCGGGAGCATCAGGTGTCCGAGGTGTCGGAGAACCCCTACCGGTGGGTCCTTTCGCTCATCGTGTCCCATCCACGGGCGCACCAGGACCTGCCGAAGTTCTGCAGGGTGCTGACGGGTGTCACCGGGACGCCGCTCTTCGGGCCCGCCCACAATCCACTCACTCCATCCTGATCAATATGAGCGAAGTCACTACGGTCGTCGGCCAGCCTGTGTCGGTCCAGAGCCTGCCCGTGGCCGATGTTCCGGCACCTGACGACTACCTGGTCCTCGATGGACCCACCGAAGGCACGCGCCGCATCCTGGCCTCCGGCCTGGTGTCGCGGCTGGAATCCCGGCTCCAGGCCCTGGAAGAGCGCTTGGTCGCCCTGGAGGACGAAGTCTGATCCTGATCGCCACCGAAAGGGCCTTCGCACGGTTCCTCGTTGGAATCGCGGCCTTCCTTGTCACCGGCGACGGCAACTATGTCGTCTCGGACAAGGGGCTGATGATCCGCCTTTCCAACGGTGCCGAGTT